GAATGCAGTACCGCCCACTGCTGGGAATACTGGCATGACATTGAAAGCAAAGACCGCTCCAGTTGCAGCTGTAAGTGATGCAGCTAGTACAGTGTTTGGTGCTGTTTCGCACGCAGTCCATAGAGCTTCACAAAGCGATCCTGAAGCGCCCCAGTCTGCGAGCATTGAGACATCGAAAGTCCATTGATCGTCAATGTGCTTGTATGCCTTGCCATCGAGTGTTTGGTATGTCTCGATGGTTGGTGAGTTTGCGAGTGTTGCGCTAGTTGCCTGCGCATCGTAGTTAGTGCTCGCGATCGTTAGGACTAGATCGCGACCCGTAATGATCGTTGTTGGCACTTTTGCTCCTTAGCTTGTTTGAGTGTAGGTCGTAGACACATTGATGTCAGCTGTAAGCATTGTGCTCGCGCCGACTTCTAATGGGGTTGGACGATCTACATTTCCAACCACATATCCCGCAGGTATAGCTGCAAGAATTCCCATGATGAGCTGCTCCAGGTTATCCAGGGATGCAGGGTTTGAGTTATATGCCACGATGGCAGTGATAGTGAAGTTCACTTTTACCTTGATGACCGCTTTGCCTATCAGCTGCTGCTCCAGGTAAGGAGACGATGGCACGATGACAATTGCTGGGGGGATAGGCGATTCAGGCACATAGCCGTAGCTTGTAGCCGCTAGTGAATTAAAGGCCGCCGCTAATGTTGATCGTGTGCCTGCCAGTGTGGATGCGGGCATTTACTGCACCACTGTCTCGACATCAAGGAATGGCATCAATAGTGTGGATACGCGGTTGGTCAAGCTGCGACCCATGCGATATGGCGTGCTGGCAAAATCTACGCCTTCAATTTGACCGCCAGCTGCAACGCGGCTTTGGAATACTTCAACGCTTACGGCAAGGATTGCGGATTCGATTGCATCATTGCCTGCATAGATTTGGGCTGCTGAATATCCTGAAAGTGTGGCTGTACCTGTTGGAATGATGTCGCGCAAAGTCACATCAGCGTTTGTGATTGCAGCGGAAAAGTAATAGTTGCCCATCATGCCATCGAGTGATGTGTTGGTCTTTGTCACTGTCACTGTGGCTGTAAATGGGGCAGGAAGCCCGGCCACGATGATGGATTGACCTGGCACAAAGTGATGGGCGCGGGCTGTGTAGTAAGTAGCGACATTTGCTGTCAGCTTGTATGCATTGACGGCTGAAGTATTTGCAACCAGCATAGGCAAAATTACGGCTTCGCTAGTATTAATTATTTCATTTAGATATGCGTCATTGTATAAAGAATCACTCACGCCCAGCACTGCTCGCAACTGTGCAGCTGTGACTATGCTGGGCATGAGTGTTCCTTTCGTTCGGCTCGGCCAGCACGGGAGCGCACTGGCCGATGATTAGTTTGGGATTAAGAGGTCTTATTGACCTTGAACGCACCTGCACCGATTTTGGTTGCAATTGCGCCGTATCCGTACATCATCACGCTGATTTGACCAGTTGCGATGACATCAGCACGAAGCTGATAAGTAGGTGATTCATACCATGTGTAAGCATCAGGATTGATGACCAGGATTGAACCATCTGTGTCAGTAGTCGCAGCTGTATTTGCTGTGACATAGAGATCGAGGCCTGCGATGTTGCCGCGAACTGAATCAGGGCGAACTACACCGCCAGCGTTTGATGGCTGTGATGCGTTGTAAATTGGACGGCCAGCATCGTTAAGTGTCATGACATTGCTCCATTGCGAAGTATTCATGATGATGTTCTTAGCGAATCCCTGTGTGCCTGCATAAACTGATGCAGCACCGCGAGCGATGACTCCGAGAAGTTCAGCCGCTGTTGGATATGTTGTGATTGTTGTTGCATCGGCTGTTGCGCCTGATACGAGTGCAGCATTGACTGCTGTATCTGTAACCTTTGCATACTGTGCTGCCATGTTGCGCATCAATTCATCGATGAACAAAGGAGATGACCTGTCGAAAAGCTCCACGGAAAATGTCTGAGAGCCACTGTATTTCTTAACACTCACGCTCAAGAACTCAGAAGTTTGGTCTGTATCTGCAACTGTGCCAGCTTCTGCTTCTTCAGTTACGGCTGGAAGCTGTGTGATCTTAGGAATCTCGAATGTCATACCAGCATCAGGCAAAGTGCCACGGCTGATTGCATCGATGTTAGAACGAGTTGCGTTAGCAAGTCCGTTGATTACTGTTGAAAGTTGGCGGGTAGGAACGAGTCCTGCGTTATCTGTGGTATCTGCCGCTGCGGCGATGTATGAGCGCGCTTCTTCAGAACCGAGTGCTGCCTTGATTGACATCTCCAAATGCTTTGGAGCTGAAAAGTCTAGGCGTGGCTTTGTGTATCCAACTGCTGTTGCAGCTGCTGTGATTGACTTTGCGGCTTCGACCGACTCTACGGCATCCGCGTTTGTGACGGTGTTATCCACTTCGTCTCCTTCTGTTGTTGTTGGTTCTTCTGCATCCTCGGTGGATTCAGAAACTTTTTCGCCTTCAGTAGCGGCTACGCGTTCCACGCGTGCTGCATCGAAAGCGGGGTTATGAGTAAGTGCAACGCCTACAAGCTGCGCGGCAGTTACTACCATCGTGCCATCTTCGTTATATGCAAATTCTGTGGCTTCTGCTTCAACGCTAAATCCATCGCGCAGTCCGTCCATCGCTTCGACCAGTGCATCATTGCCAGCGGATGTTTGGCTAATCTTAAAAGTTGCGTTCATGCCTGATGCATCTGCGCTCATGTCGATGCTTCGACCGATTGGGCGTGCAGAATCATGCTCCAGGTTTAGCTTGACTGATGCAGGTTGAATCGATCCTGCCTGGAATAAGACTTTTCCAGTTGATGCATTTGCAGCTACATCGAAGGCCACAATTTGCCCAGTGATGGTGCGTGTCTCCGAATCGGCCGCAGTGATGCGCATAGGTGTAGTGATTTTCATAGGAGCAAGTCCTCTTCCTCTCTAACTTCTTCGACCGACATTGCGCCGATACGATTGAGAATTTCATAAACCTGCGCACGCTCCAAAGGATTGCCACGCAAGAAATCATCGACATCAAATTTGACATCTGTGCCAGCGGGTACGAAATCCGCAAAAGATAAACGCTGTTCCAAAACTGTCATGTAATTTCTAAAAGCAAAGTCCACTAGGTCGCGCCTTTTGTCCAAAGCGTTGCTGTATGTGAATGTGGATTGCTGTGCATCAACGAAGTACGCAGGCACACCAGTAGCGCGCGCTAATTCCAGCGCGACATAGTTGCGGGCTTCATTCAGTTGAATACTCTTAGGGTCGAAGCCTAGAGTCTCGATGCTCACATCTGCATTGAGGAACGCTGTCGATTTATTAGATCGTGCAGTGCGCCATGAATTGAGCAACTTTGCAACGCGGTCGGCCGGCAACGATGTGCCATTGGATTTGAGAATCATTTGCGGGATTGGTTCATTTGCAAAATTCATTGCAGATTTTTCAAGTGCTGCCGCTGCTTTAATTGTGCGGCCTGCACGCGCCAGTAATCCTTCAGATTCTCCAGCGAATACGACTAGGAAATTTGGATCGACATAAACGCCATCAATAAGATACGCAGTGACTTCTGTGCCATTCTGATTTGTCTGAATTGATACGCGTTCAGGTGCAATGCGCTCCATAGCGCGGATTCTGCCCGTATCGGCATACCTATCAGTGACCCTGGCATACGCAGTCGGATGAAAGAACAAATCTGAAATCATCCACGCCCAAAATACTGAACCAGCAATGCGAGTGTCAGGTTGGTTAATCACACGCGGGCTTTGTACCTTTTCGCCCGTTGCAATATTGCGGCAGTGCATCGGTAGGGATGCAACTGTTTGGATGATGCCCAGGGATCGTGCAATTGTTGGCACTGTCATAGCTTCAGCTCTTGATGCCGCTGTTCCAGTTATCGCAAAGAATGGCGATGCTTCAGGATAAAGAGGTGCGAGTGAAGCATCAATGTCATTCGTTCCAGCTGTGACGGCAACTGGACGAACAGGCACGAACGCATCAAAGAAACCCATGCGCTTATTCTAAATTCGCTGTACTACTTAGCCCACCATGATGTCAAGGTCTGTCTCTGGGCGTGTCGCGAAGTGGGTGCATAAAGCTGTGGCCACACTGGCGCACACCGCCGACTGGCTCGCCCTTCTGCCGATGACCCAGCCGCCATCACCCCTACGCAGCTGAACGGCCGAAAGCATTTGAGCCGTTAGCTCTTTATTTGGCCGATACCGCAAGCGCCTGGAATTGATAGCACCCAGCATCTCATCGCAGGCCTGCGGGTAGACCGCATCCATGTCGAAGATTGGAATACCAGCGGGTGCAAGGCGTGCCGCGACCGCGCCACTTGTGCGGCGGCTGTAAAGCACATTCTCTAGCTGATACTTTCGAGCATAGACTGCCAAATCATTAGCGATGGCTTTGTCATCGAGCTGTAACTGATTTTCCCAGGTATGTAACAATTTGATACCAAAGTTCTCATCCCCTAAACGCTGCGCGCCGACTAGCGCCCCAAATTTTCTGTCAGGGCTTAAATCGATGGCAAGCCAGGTAGTGCGCTCTTCATCCAGGTCAAATTCAGGATCACTACATTCAGCCCACTTATTTGAGTCCACGCAGCTGGAGATTGACTGAACCCATCTGCAAAGTACCTCAGTCTGCACCACATCAGGGGGGTCATTGAAAACGGCGCGGATATTGTCAGGGTGGATTGTCGTGCCTAAAGCGGGATTTGCGTAGGCTGCATTTTCCATCGTCACATCATCAGTTGGTGCAGACCACTCGAAGTAACCGATGTTATCTTCAGCGCCGCCGATGGATTGGAGCGCGCGCTGTCTAAATTGATTCAGCACTACTGAACTGGCATCGCCAGCATTGGTATAGGCCAGGATCATAGGATTCTTTGCAGCCATTAGGGTATAGCGCAGCGATGCGAATGATTCCAGGTCATTCATTTCGCGAAGCTCATCCAGGTGGATAGTTTCAGGCTTTGATACACCGCGAGCCGCTGAACCGCCTGCCTTGATAATAAAGCGAGTTCCCAGCATCGTCTCGATTTCTTCCGATCCATGACTCCACCTAATTCGCTTGACTTGCTTTGCCAGGTAGTCGCTGGATTCAATGACATTTACCAGCTGCCTGAACTGCTCCAGGGATGTAGATAGTCGATGTGCCGAGCCGATTTGCAGCGATTCTTCCCATAGGAAAAGGCCGCCCAGGATTCGCAGCTGCATCAGAAAACTTTTGCCATTCTGCCTGGCTACAGTGCAGACATTTACAGGGCTAGCCCACCTGCCATTTGGCAATACTTTGTGGCTATGCTCGATGAAGAACTTTTGCCAGTCCATCAGCTCGATGCCGATTTGACCAGCCAAGTCCACCAGTTCAAGCCCGCGACTAGGCAAATCATTCAGCGGCGTGTGGATTCTAGGCGTTGGATGGCCATAAATGCCTTCTGTATCCCTACCCAAAACCGATTGCAGCCGATTTGAGCCCTGTTCAGCCTCTATGAGTTCCTTTGAGGCTTCTGCGTGGCTAGTCATGGCTTATCGAGTCATTTTGAGGGGTAAAAGGAACAGGAAGGGTCAGGGTCTTTTT